ATATCAACAGGATACATTCTCCCATTACGGTTTTTAATTCCACCTTGAAGGAACACACCCTCAATGCAGAGTCGTTTTGTTTTTCCTTTACCAACCCTTTCGGTGATAATTTTAACTTGAGAAATTTCTTCTGTGATCAGTTTCATGGTTCTTATTTTTTAACTAATTGATATGATAGTAGCAGACATTCCACCTGGTGGTTCCACTATATCATCGATAACAAATGTTCCACTAACACTATTGACTGATAAAATTGTTACATCTTCATTAGATGATACAATAGTTGCAGTCGCACCCGATAATGATCCTGTTATTGTTTCACCACCTTGGATGTATCTGCCACTGTCGCATCCCCATTTTAATGTGATAGTTGCACTTGACATAGTTGTTAACTAATTGTATATCCTGTTGCTGCACCTAGTACAGTGTTAGCTGCTGCAAAGATTGCTTCAGTTGATTTTTTTTCTACAAATTCAACAGTGTTACCTGGCATTGTAAAAGTTCCAATTGTTGTAGAACCTCCAACCGAATCAATAACAGATATTAACCTTGCAGTAGCACTGTTATTAACAAGACGAACGACTGTTGCACTGCCAAAAGTAGAAGCACCTGCAGCGTCAGTGCCACATGCTGCCTGAGTACCTTTAATTAACGTGTTCATCTGTTTCCTCTGGTTCTATAGTAGTTTCATCTTCCACTTCAAGTTCAGATTCTGTTTCAGATGCTTCGGGCACCTCATTACCAAAAAGACTTGCACCAACTGTTTGTCGTGCTGCGTCTACATATTCTGCTGATCTAGCGTATAATCTTTCTTTTATTTTATCAGAAACATCACTAGCACTAGCGTCAGTAGCGATCAAATCCACAAGATCTTCCATAAGATTAATTTATTGCAATATACTTATTTATACATTTACAAGATCACTAGGGTAATGGATTAAAAGTCAATTCGACTTTACCTTTTATTTGATTAGCATCGGTTTGATCATTCCAGCTAGAGGTAGCCCCCCGATGTCCATTATCACTAACACTTGTTCCAGAAGTGTGTACAAATGATAAAGAACCAAATCTATCGTCTGACATAGTGTTGCCCCAATAACCAAAATACGCTGTACCTGACTGACTACCACCATGAGATTCATAACCTCCAAAATATCCACCACCACCAGCAGAATAGTAATTTTGATCGGCATCACCACCACCACCACCGAAACCACCATCTATACCACCAGATGATCCAGGATATGGACATCCCTCTGCACCATAAGATAAACCTAGTCTTACTGAACCATATTGTGCATTTCCATTAGGATTACCTGCTGGACCATATCGCCATCCACAACCTCCAGTTTGTGTATCATTCCGACCAATTCCACCATCGAAACCAGTATTAGTTGAATATCCTGATCCATAACCATTTCCTTGCCTAAAATTATACATTGTTGAATATGATCCAGTAGTTGATAAAGGAACAGCCTCAATTTGTCTCCAATTAGATGCATTATTTGAAATCTGAGTTCCAGAAGCACCACCTCCTGCTGCAATAATCCAAGGTACAAAACCGTTTGAATAATCATTATCACTAGTAAGTGAAGTATCATATATCATCAAACAACTTGCTCCACCCGCAGCTCCAACCTGCTGACCAGTGCTTAATTTCACTGTTGGTTTACCTGCAAAAAATACTATTCGATCACCTTCTGATAATGAAAAAGTCGCACTTATAGATCTACCTCTAGAATTTCCCCAACCTGCTGCACCTCCAAGTGTTGCACTTAAATTACATGCAATACCTACTGTAAATGCATAAAACCCTTGATAAGATTGCTGTCCAATATTTGTAATCACATTAGAATCATAAGTTTGAGTTCCCCACCAAGTATTTTGAACTGAAGTTGTATCTCCTAATCTTGATGCATTTGATGCATCTAATGTAAGAGTAAAAGGAGTATCAAACTCAGCACCACCAGCCTTCATACTTAATGAAGCAACACCACCACCAAAACCAGACATTGATTTCATATCTTATCTCCCTGCTTTCATTTAAGTATAAGTAATTTTGACATATCCAAGAGCTCCAGTGCCAGTTGTATTTGTTGCTAGACTTATTCCAGATTTTACATAAGAACCTCCACCACAATGTCGATTTGCTCCATTTGAATATTTGTAGTCACTTGGAAAGAAACTCCCACCATCATTCTCATTACCACCTTGATATCCACCAGCACCAGAATTATAACTATTTCCAGTACTCTGACCTCCACCTCCACCAAATCCACCTGATCCGTTCATACCACTATTCCCCTGACCTGCATTAGGCATATCAGTATATTGGGTGTGATTATATCCTCGTCCACCTAATCCACCTCTGACAAAAGAGTCGGCATCATATATAAACGATGTTGAATCTTGCTTTTCTGCATATCTAAAATAAGTAGTACCAGCAGCGTCGTGCTGACATGCACCCCTTAAAAATCCAGCACCTCCACTGGGTCCTCCAGCACCTAAAAAACCGTGATAATTGTTAAGAGATCTACCACTACCATTATTTTGATTAGTCTCATCATCACCACCAGAGGGATGACTACCAGGTGTAGTGGCATTACCAGCACCAGGAGTAGCTTTACCTGCTCCACCACAAACTGCTAATACACTAGACTTAACACAATTATATAAATCTGTGTCTAAATTTGTTTCAGTACTATCACCCATCACAAGGAAAGTTCCACCATTACCACCATGAGAGCTATTTGAATCTGGAGTTGGATGACATCTTTGACCAGGAAGTATGAAAAGTCTGTCACCAGCTGTTAAATTATAAGAAAATTTAAGATGCCTTCCATTACCAGCTGGATTACCGTCAACAAGATTAGTATGAAATTTGGGAGTTTCCATTTCAAAAGTATAAGATCTTGTCTCTGGTGCATGCCATACTTGTATTCCTGTTGTTGTAGTACTAAAATTAATATCATTATCAACCCAACTACCCCAACTCATTGAATTTTTATAGTAAGTTCTTAAATTTGATTTAGTAGGTCCAAGATAACCTACCAAAACATTACCAAGATTATCATAAGGTCCAAATATTAATCCAGTGCCATTTCCTAGTTTTGGTTCGTTATATCCAGGAAATCCACCACTATGACGAAAAAGTGAACCAGCACCACCACCAAGACCAGTCATTGATAAAGGCATATTAAATCTCCGCTGTCTTTGTATCCTTTTGATAATCTGCGTCTGTTATCTTTGCAGCAGAAGCATCTGGATCTTCATCAACTGGAACATTTCCTAAATCTTGTCCTTCTTGAGGTAATGGTTCTCCTGTGATTGGATCAACCTCTGCTGGATTTGGAAGTATACCTTTCTGTATTTCATCCTCAATCTGCATATCAATCTCTTCAATTTCTTGATCAGTTTGTTGTAATACTCTCTTTCTTACAAACTCAGTTGAATAAAACTTGCCAATGTAAGGTTCAATAGTCGCAAGATTACTTAAACGATTCTGTAACATCTCAGATTCTTTAAGTTCGGCAAACTGATTATCATATAAGAAGTCATATTGAATATGATCTTCCATCTGCTTCCAATCTTCTGGAGTTACAATATTCTTAAGAATTAATTGGGTCTTAAGCATATCGTTGAACATCGCTGCAAAACGCTTTCTTAAACGTCCAACAAATTTTGCAAATCCCAATTCATCTCTTAATATTTCTGATGAACGACCTAAATTAAATCCACTATCAGCACCAATTCTTGATTCTGGTACACCTAATGCACGATATAATTTTTTCTGGAAATATTCAATATCCTTAAGTTCTCCAAGGTTTTGTCCACCAGGTAATGTTGTGATTTCAGTTCCACGACCACCTTCTCTTCTTGGCAACCAGAAATCTTCCATCATAGACATAAACTTACGGTCATCTCTAATTTCACCAGTTTGTGCATTATAAACTAGTTTATTACGATAACGATTCATTACCTCTTTAAGGTATTGTTCTGCTTTAATTTTTGGTAGATTACCAACATCAATATAAAATATTCTTCTTTCTGGTGCTCTTGATAATCTGTAGATAACCAAACTATCTTCAATCATTCTTAATTGATTGAGTGCCTTGATTGCTTTTTGTAGATATGAAAGTACTCTATTTTTATTACGATCTACTAATCCTGATGTGCAATATGTAATTGAATCTTTTGATATCTTAACAGCATTCTTACCTGCCTGAGATATCATTCCTGTTGGGAAATTAGGTTTTGATGTGTAAAGATAGTATTCATCAAATTGTGGATTTGGAACAGATTCTTTTTCTGGTCTTAATCTTGAATTAACATCATTTTGGTCTCTCTTCTCTTGACGAATATACTTCAACTTCATTGGATCAATATATCTTAGATCCTGTATTCCCTCTTGAGGATTCTTTAAGTCAATGACTTTGAGATAATATAAACGACCATCAATATACCAGTTACGGAAAATTTCATGAGACTTCTTATCGAAGTCCATTGTTTCTTTTAAATATCTAAATTCTTCTCTAATTTTTTTCTTGATGCCTTCGCTGGCATTAAGGTTTGATAACTCTACTTCTACTGGAGAGTCATATAAATCTGTGACGATTGCTTCATTAACGACATCTTCGATAGCTTTATCCACTTCAGGATGTAAAGCCATCTCTCGATATCTTTTAATTAGTTCGTGTTCGTTACGATATGCACCTTCAATATCTACATATTGACCATAAAACCCGCTAGAAATATAATTATCAACCCCGTCCTCATTATTTTTAGGGACAGGGCTGACAATCGAAGCGGATTGCTTCTGTTTATCCTCAATTGAA